CGGGTTCAAGAACTTCTTTCGTTATTGGAACAACGGGATCAAGCAGAACGAAGCCATCGAGGCTTTGTATGCAGCGATGCCAGTGTCCCTGTTGGAAGAGGATTCAACCTGGATCGATCTCTTTAGGACACCTGATCCTGTGCCGGAGTCAGTGATACCGGCCGCGGCGATTGCATTGATTGCAGAGTTCGAGGGATTCAGGCCCACCGTTTATGACGACGGCGTGGGGGTAGCAACAATTGGCTACGGCTCAACGTTCTACTTAGACGGTCGCAGCGTGACCTGGAATGACGGTGCCATCACTGAGCCACAGGCTCGAAAAATGATGGAACAGATTGCGGAGAAAGATTTCTGGAATGTCCTGAAAACAACCATTCCCTACTGGGAGGAGATGAGCGATGGACAAAGAGGAGCGCTCCTCAGCTTCAGCTACAACCTGGGCGCCCACTTTTATGGCTCTCCTGGTTTTAACACCATTAGCGCTTGCCTTACTGATCGGGCTTGGGCTGAAGTCCCGAACGCCTTCCGGCTATACGTCAATCCCGGTAGTGCCGTGGAAGCAGGACTGCGCCGACGCAGAGAGGCCGAGATCCAACTTTGGACATCGTGAACCGGGCTATGGAAGAACTCTCAACTGAACTGACGACGCTGTCAGATGACTGCATCAAGGTGACGATCAGCCGCGGCGGATTGCACCTGACAGCAACGGTGTCATCGATGCATCTAGTGCCAGACAAGGAAGCTCAACTAAAACGCCTGTTCCCGAGGTATGAAAACCCAGCTGTTTGAAGTACCTGGCTCGCTGCGAGTTGAGCGCCAGGAACCACGCGAGGGGCCAACGCCGATCTATGTGGCATGGAAACCAGGGACATCGCAAACGTTTCGTGAGCGGAGTCCCTTGTTGAAGTTCATTGCATGGCCCGCCAGCACGCCTACAGGCCGTCGCTTTAGGGATTGGCTAGATGAGCTTCAGCAAGCGCCTTCTAGGCCCTCTGAGGTGGACATGGCACGCATTAAGGCTGAGGGGTTCGGACCTGAGGCCCACGAGGAGCCAAATGACAACACCAAGATGATCACCTGATGACCGGACCAATTCCTCTGCCAAAGCAGTACCCAGCTCACCTGGTGTTGACTTATCGGGGTGTCCGCTACCGACCTGCCGCGCTGCAGTTATTCGTGGCCCGTGGCGGATGGGGGCGGGATTATGTGACGACAGCCCCGCAGCACTTGTCTTAACTGCGCTTCGTCGTCGACATCAACATAGCAAAAAAAAGAGAGGGTCTCGCAATCCTCTCTTTGCTCTGCTCTTTAAAGCTAGCGCTTGCCCTTCTTTTTGCCCTTAGGCCGTTTGGGCTTGGCCGAACACCTGGCCACTGTTTCTTCGTATCCGGGCGACTCTGGAATGTTCGCCATCCGCAATAGCTCGCTCCAGTTCATCCCAACGTTCTCCCCTGCGTAGACGTTGAATGCGTTTCTGTGTGGCGGTGCATGGCTTGCAGATGTAGCGCTGTCTTGTTCTGACTTGACCTGATGGTCTTGTGTCGGTTGTTGTGTAGGACTGCATGACCGTCCCGCACCTGGGACACAACCAAATTTCCTCGCTTAACAATGTTGAATGCTGTCAACTGTTGGCAGTGTAGCCGTTTATTCAGCGACAAGGATGGTGACTTCAGCCGCATAGGCGCTGTCAGAGGCGTCATTTGAAGTCGCGGTGCACGTCACCAACGCACCAGCTGGTGCAGAGTCTGGTGCCATGTACATCACGCTTGTGCCGTTTGTGCCGCCGCTTAAGCGACCAGTACCATTCCGGACCTGCCAGCTGTAGCCAATATCCAGCGGCGGGTAGGCGACTGCTTCCGGTCTGACTTCCAGTACAACTGTTCCATTGATCCCAACACCAACGTCTGCTGACGGATCGTCGTGCAACGCACCATCTACATAAACCTCGTAGTCAGGAAGTGTTGGCCTGTTGATCGGACCTAGCTGATTGCTTTGAACCGTTGTCGATTCGCCTCTGGCGTAACCCTTATCCGTGACGGTGACTAGGCATTTCATGGTTTTGCCTAGGTCATAATCAATGATCTTTGTGGTGTTGCCCATGTACGTCGCTTCCCAAACGATGGCATTGCTTTCATCAACCCAGAAGTAATCAAGCTGATACGGTCCAACACCACCGCTAACGGTTGGTTCGCTGCAGGTCAGTGTGTAACCAACAATTGGCTCACCTGTGACGACAGGCGTGGAGATCACCAACGCCGCTGGTGTGTCGACTGTCTTGACTGCAGCAAAGCTGTTGACCTGTTCAACCGGATCAACACTCGTATCTCTGGCTTGGCATTGGAAACGGAGCTGGCCAGGTTCGGCAATGGTGGTTGATACCTCCATGGCGTGGTCGTTGTAGTTCGTCCAACTGCCATTCACCCAACCGTCATCAGCAGTTGCTCTGGCCTGCCAGCGATAGCGATATGTCGTGGTGTCTGGGTTGCCACCTGTGTACGCAGCAACGTCAGCAAACACTTCACTGCCAATGCTGTAGTCATTCAGATCAGCCCATGCCGCTCCTGTTGTGACGGTGATCGGTTGCCGTTCGGGCTCTGGCTCCGGTGTATCACCACCAGCTGCTTCAACCATCACAACCTCAACACCCTTATTCCCAGGTGTCTTCAGCTCCCGATACATCGTCGGACGGATGACATCTCTCCAGGCTTCCTGCAGTTCCATCAGACGAACTCCGTGTGTGTCACAACCCAACCCATTTGGCTTAGTTCCCGCTGCTTCTTACTGGCTCTGTCATGCGGAACATCCACCAACCAAAACACTCCACCGCGATAGCAGTGCAGACGACACAGATTGATCACGTCAGAGGCTTCCGGGTGATTCATCCAGTCTGTTGCCATTCGACTCATGTTGCCAGCTCGCGCAACCGCTCCCAGAACGCTCTCTCCAACGCTGTCAACTTCGGATCCTCTTCATCCAGACAACCAGCAGCCTTCTCCTTAGCGGCCTGCCAGACATCCGCTGGGTTGGTATTCCAACTACTCAACCTCACATGATTTGGCATTGCCAACAACTTGACTCCTGCCAACGTTACCCACACTGTCAACCATTGCCAGGGGTTGACAGGGGTATCTAGACTCACCTTGTTCTTGTCTTTTAAGTAACTGCTAAGCAGCTCTCAGCAGCTACTCGAACTACGGAAACAGCCGCTAAACAGCCAAATCCCTTCTGAGCGGGTCGAGCGACGAGCGAGACGAGGAGGAGCGAAGCGACGACGGGCCGCGAAGAGGATTTGTCGGGTATAGCGTTATATCCAGCTACTACTATCTAACACTACCTATTAAGATATCTTCTAGTTGTTTGTATATAGGGACTATACAGTTACTTATAGATAAGCTTTCGGTTGCTAATTTGTAAGCGGCTAACGCTATATACGGAAAAATATTTTTACCCCCTTGGGGGTGCGCGTAGGGCAGCATCGAACATCCTCTGTGTTCAGTGTTTTGACCAATCAGCAGTGTTGTTTAATCCTTGCTGGCAACGTTGTGACAATGTTGATCAATGCACTTGTCAACATGTGAATACACGTTCAACCCGTGCAAAAAAGCAAATGATGATGCAACTGAGGATGCAACTAAGAAGCAACAAGTAAGTAGCTGGGGAGATAGGGGGAGAGAGGGAGGGGAGGGCGTTGGCGTTGACGAGCCGACGGTCTGGCCTGCGCTTCGCTCGCGGCCTACGGCCAGGCCTGTGGCCTGACCTAACGACCATCGGACAGCCTGCTTCGGCGGGCTCTGTTCCGTCCTCCTCCGTCGGACTCAGCCCGCCTCAGCATCTATATGTATTGGGGCTAGGTTGGCTGGGTGTTGAAGGTTGCCAGTGGGGAGACTGTTGACAGTGCGCAAGGTGTTGTGTATGTTCTGAGGGCGTCAGTGTTCGACGCAGCCAACTGCATTGGCCTGATGTTGCCACCAGGCAACGCTTGGCACTGGCTAAGCGTTGCCATTGTTCCTTTATTTATCTGAATCATGTTGAAAGCACTAACAGCGGCCGCGGCCATCACCATCTGTTGCCTTGGCAATGAGTATCCAGCCAAGGCTGATCTCTACAGCAATCCGTATCCACACGATGACGTTGAAATGTACCTGCTTTACGAGAGTCTCTATGGCGGAGAGAGAAGACAGGAGCAAATCCGCAGGGAAGTCTGCAAGCAAACCGCTGAAATCAACCTCTGGTGCTGATCAATGTTGAACACCATCACAGCAATCAAAGACCGGCATCAAGGCCATTGGTTCGAGCCAGGGGCTTTGCGGTTCTTCAACAGCAGATTCCCAAGGCGTGCGGTTTATCCAGTAGCTGATGGAGCGTTCTTTATTAGCTCTGAATTCAGCAAGGGCGTCTACATCAGCACCGGTTGGATACCGGATGGTCCAGTGCTGTATTCAGTGCGGTTTATCAGCGATCAGGACGGCAGCATCGACACCGTGTCTGAGTTCCAGGAATACGAGACGTTGTCAGAGGCCAGGGAGGCCGCTAAGGCGTTCCAGAAGGCCTACAAGGTGCTGTCGTGAAGATCCGAACCTATCCGGCGCTGTACCTACCGCAAACCAAGCCAAGCGCAAGAGCATTGGCCTGGTATTGCGGACGATCCGGCTCAAGAAAGCAAAGATTCGTTCTTTTCGGACCATTGGCGCTGTTCTTTGCGGCATGTCAACGGTTACCGTCTCGACAGTGCTGAAACGGTCTAAGTTCAGCATTGTTTCCCTGCGGCTCGCTCCCGCTAACTCAATGCCCAAGCACGACTATCCGGCCATCGCGGCAAGCGTGGCCATTTTTGCTAGCTCGATTAATGCCAAACACTCAACAATGCCCTTGCTGCGGCGCTTCTCTGCTTATTACGCCTGAACAGCATTCAGATCAGCTTGATGGTGTTATCACGTCCTATTACCTGGATACACCGCAAGGCTGCAAGACAAAACACACCTCTTTTGCTGTCTTCAACTACAGGGTCACGGTGATCCGTACAACACATGAACATTGCAAATCTAGATCGAATGTATGCAGGACTTGAAATTGCAACGCTTAAGTTTCCTCAAATAAGAGCAAGTCAGCTCTTGTTTTTGGCAGCTGTTGCAAGAAGTCCTGGCTGCACTCAGACCGAACTTTGTCAGAAGCTAGGCGTCACCATGTCCGCAGTTTCGCGGAATGTTGATGTATTTGGATCGGGCAAAAGCAAGTCAGAGCGCCACAAGTCGTTTGGTTTGATCGAAGCCAAGCGAGACCTAGATGATGAGCGCTTAATCCTGTTGTCTTTAACAGACAAGGGAAACAATTTCTTGAAATTAGTCCTGGAGGCTAGTTATGGCAATTTGGAAGATTGAAAGTCGAGACGGCACGCCACGATGGCGGGCCAGATTGGCCGGCACTGATGGCAAGCGTTTGAACGCAACGTTTGACTGCCGCGTTGATGCTGAGCTTTGGGTGGCGAAGGTCAAGCAACAGCGAGCGCAGGTCAAAGCTGAGCAATCGGGACGCAATCGGTCAGCTGAAATTGACGCTGATTTGCTGATGGCAGCACAACAAGAGAGCACTGTCGGCGCAATGCTCAAGAAAGCCATTGAGCTGGATTGGCCAGACAGCGTCACGCAGCAGAAGCGAGGCATCAGGGCCTGTCGAATGGTTGGCTTTGCCACGCCGATCGTTGAAGTCACCACTGAGACATTGGACGAGGTGGTGGCCGCCTTGCGGGCTGAAGGGCAGGAGACCGCAACGATCAAAATCTATTTATCAGCACTGTCAGTGGTGCTGAAGCGTGCTCGCCGGTTGAAGGCCATCTATGAACTGCCACTGATGCCCGAAGGTCGGACGCTGAAGCGTTCTGAACCGCGTGACCTAGTGATCCAACAGGAATGGTTTGACTATTTTCTGTCGCGCTTTGAAGTTGACTCCTGGCATCGATTGACTGAGTTCATCTGGCATGTCGGATGCCGTGTGAGCGAGGCCCAGAAGCTGCCCTGGGAGCGGATCAACCTATCGGCTGGCCGTATTCAATTCGTCAAGACCAAAGCCTCTATGCCCCGCTCACTGCCCATCAGCGGTGATGTTGAACGGATCCTGCTGCAGTGCAAACGAGACCGGCCAAGCCGCGGCCCTTTCCCGAAGGATTACAGCTCATTTCGTGAGTATTACAAAGGGCGTGTGCAGATGGCTTGCAATCACTTCGGGTTAGGCCAGGACATCTATGACCAATGGGTGATTCACACGCTGAGGCACACCAAGTTGACGCGATTAGCAAATGCTGGCGCTAACGCCATTCAGATCAAAGAATGGGCAGGGCATCACAGCTTGTCAGTGTCACAGCGCTACATCCACAGCTCCGGTATTGATCTGGAGTCTCTTGTTTCTGTTGAACGCAGGCAAGCTTCCCCTTTGTGGGGCATTGAAGGGCAATTCACCAGCTAAAAACACTGTCCCTGACTGGGATCTCATTCTTCACGCGCTCACCACCAGTGTTCGATGAGACTTGCCATTAGGCAAATACCAGTCAAGAACAGCGATCACCACTGAGATCTCTGAGAATGACTAGTCAACAATCGAACGCAGGCAACGATCGAAGTGCCCTAAGCGAATCGCAACAGATTGCGCTTGAGGAGTGGTGCGTTGGCACCGGAGGACAGAGAGCAACAGCTGGCGATTGGATGAAGGGCGCGGACGGATTTATGTCCCATGCCTTTGCTGCTCCGTACCTGGAGCAAGTGCTCAAGCTGTATCGCAAGGCCAAGAGCGCACCAACAAACTTTGGTGCGATGTGGGGGCTGATGGACAACGAAAAAGCGGTGCTGCAAGTGGCCGCTGAGTCGTTAATTCATGTCATCAGCCACAGCATGGATGGCCGCAAGCGCAACAGCATTGCAGCGGAGGTTGGCAAGCGTGCTGAGTTCGTGCTCTGGCTCAACCATCCAATGTGGAAAGACTCATGGCACCTAAGGGGTTTGCGCTTGGCCAATGGCCGAACGCTGGACATGTCCCTGATCCGCAAACGACTGATCGACAAGGGGTTCAAGAAAGCTGCCTTGTATCAACCATTGACTAAGGAAGAGCGGCTGAAGCTCGGGACGATGTTTGTTGAGGTGGTGGCTCAAACCACCGGGCTGATGACGTTTGAGGCAGAGGACGTAGGTCGCGGCCGCAAGGCGTTGGTGTGTCGCATGACCAAGGCCTATTGGGATTTCATGCGCAACTGGCAGCGCAATCTGCTGCTGTTCCGTCCGGTTTATATGCCCATGGTGGTGCCGCCTGGGGATTGGACGGCACATGACGACGGGGGATTCGTCACGCTCGGAACCACTTGTTCAACGGTGCCATGGGAAAGATGGCCAGACCAGATGCAACAAGCACATAAATGTGTATTGGGCAGCCTGAATTATCTGCAGTCCATCCCGTTTCAGTTCAATCACGAACAGATCGCATTACAGCGTGAGGTTTGGGACTTGGGTCATGCCATTGGGTCATTGCCATGCCGTGAACGGATGGAGAAACCGAACAACAGGAAGTGCATGGCTGAACGCATGGAGCCAACGGAATACTGGAATTTGTATTGGAAGTGGAAGGGAGACCAGCGGGCGAACACGCAGCGGACACACTTCATCAACTCATTGGTTGGATACCAGCGACTGAAGGATGTAGATCGGTTGTATTGGGTGTGGTTTCAGGATTCACGAGGCCGCAAGTATCAACGTGGCAGCCAGCTGAATTACTTGGGCAACGACGTAAGCCGTAGCCAGATCGTGTTTGATCGGCCCGCTCCAATGCGTGGCCATGAGCCTGAATTCATGTGGGCATTGGGCGATGCCTGGGGTTTGCCCAAGGAGCAGAGGGACCGTGAGATATGGGCGAGTGAGCACTTCATTCAGTTGATGAAGACAGGCAGTGAGCCATTGGACTGCATTGGCTGGTGGGAACAGGCCAAGGAGCCGTGGCGTTTCGTGGCGCTATGCCGTGAGCTGTCGAACTACATGGAAGACGACGAATATCAGACACGGATGGTGTTCCAGCTGGATCAAACGTGCTCAGGGTATGGACACCTGTCTTGTCTGTTGAGGGATGGAGATCTTGCGTTGTTGACCAATGTGACCGGCGAGATCCCGTCTGATTTGTATGAAGCGGTGCGGATGGTGGTGCAACACCAGACCATGCCATGGCATAGCGAGGATGAGCGCACCAAAAAGTGTGCTGATTGGTGGGCTGAGTACGGGTTTGATCGCAGCCTGATCAAGCTATGTGTGATGCCGTGCATCTATGGCCGCAGCCATACGTCGATGCTGCGAATCATCGAGGAGCATTGCCGAGATCGGATCAACAACTTCCTGACAAAGGATGGACTGCGTGTTGTGGAGCTGGCTCGAATACTTGGCTTTGCAGTTAACGCAGCAGTGAAGGTAGTGCTGCCAACTGTTGGTGATTTGCAGAAATGGTTGCGGGTATTGGCCAAAGCCAGCGTTGATCAAGGCAAAGCCCCGTCATGGGTGACGCCGAACGGGATGAAGGTGCTGAGCTATGGGATGGAGACCAGTGAGCACTCGATGTATCTGGAGTTAAGCGGCCGACTAATGAAGATCAGCTGTGGCTTGGATGACGGAAGGCTTAGCAAGCAGAAGAGCTACAGCAGGTTGACTGCCGACTACATCCACAGCATGGATGCTGCATTTTTAGAGCGGTTTATATGGCATTGGAAGACGTATGAATACCCGCTTGTGACAGTGCATGACTGCATTGGGACCAGCCTGGACAAGGTGTCACTGTTGAGCCGTGAATTGACTGATCAATTCTCCAGGTTCTATAGCGAGGATCACTTGTCGAAGTTGAAGCAACGTGTTGAGGATGAGACGGGTCAACGTATGCCGTGGGCCCCGTATAAGAACACGCTTGAGCTGCACGAGATTGGAGAAAATCCATACTTGTTCTGCTAACACCTTGCCTACTGGCAACAATGTTGGTAGGCTTACATCGCTGGCATGGTTGATCGACTGCAACCTGTAAGACCAGCACTTTTCACATCACTTTTTCATGGCCAACAACATTTCAAGCGACGTACAGGAGATTGCCTTCGCATTTCTTTCTGAGCCCCGTGAGAACCTCAGCGGTGATCTCGAATGGAACGTTGGGCTCAACGTTCCTGTCGCCGCAATGCAGCAGTTCGAGGACGCTGCCCTCGCCGAGATCGAAGACAAGCAGAAGGCTGGCAAGTTCCCTAAGCCCACTCCCAAAGGCTGGAACACCCCCTGGAAGGACAGCTACAAGAAAGCTGAAGACGGCAGCAAGATCAAGGTCGATGACCACAATCTTGTTGTCTTCAAGCGCAAAGTTCAACGCAAGTTTCGCGGCGAGACTGTCCGCAACAATCCTCCCATCATCTTTGATTCGCTGGGTCAAAAGGTTCCCAATCCTCCCCGCCTTGGCAGCGGCAGCAAAGTCAAAGTGATCTATCAGGCTTATGCCTATGACACTGCAGTGAAGGGTGTGCAGTTCCAGTTGATGGGCTTGCAGATTGTTGAACTGAAAGCAGCTGCCTCTGAGATCTCTGTCGCACCTGTTGAAGGTGGTTGGCAGGCAGAACGTGAGGGCATTGACGAACTGCAAGCCATCCTCAACGACTGATGTTCAACCGCTTCAACCAACACAGGGAGAGGCGGAAGAAAGGTGAGTTCAGATCCAAGCTTGAGGGTGAGATCAGTCAGGCCTTGCAACAGCAGGGCCTCGACATCGATTACGAAAAAGATCGATTCGATTTCTACCTCAAGCGGTTCTACACCCCAGACTTCCGAGTGAAAGGCAAAGCCTTTGACTTCTGGATTGAAGTCAAGGGTTACTGGCCCAGCAGTGAGCGCTCAAAAATGCTCGCTGTGATTCAACGGCACCCAACACTGCCGATCTTTGTTGCACTGCAACGTCCGCACATGCGGATCAGTAAGACAAGCAAAACGTCTTACTGCCAGTGGTGTTCTCGATACGGACTGGCTTGGTGTCCTACCCCAATCCCCGATGACTTCCTCTCTGCATGGGTAACTGGACAAAGACTCACCTTCCGTGCCCCGACACAGAAGGATGCGGCAGCTCAGACGGAGCTGCCATTAGTAGAGACGACGGTTCAATCCATTGCTTTGCCTGCGGACAGCACTTCATGAATACAGACAACAAACCTGATCCACTTGCTGCCTATGGCAGCAGCCGCATGGATGCAGCGGAGGCTTCGCTTCCTGAAGACTTGCCAACTGGCACCTATAGAGACTTGTCAGACCGTGCCATTGGTCAATCAACCTGTCGGTTGTATGACTATCAAGACGGATTGCGTTACGGCAGACCAGCCCACTTTGCACGGATTAAAAACCAGCAAGGTCGGACCGTTGCAGTACACGTTCGGACGTTACCCAAAGGCATTACCTGGGCAGGCGCATCCAAAGGCACCCAACTGTTTGGTCAGCACATCGGCAGTGGCTCTCACTTGATCATCACCGAGGGGGAGATCGATGCCATGTCAGTGCATGAGGCCTACTGCGCCAGAACCAAAGGCGTTGTTGCGGTCAGCATCACGTCCGGCGTCCAGTCTTGTACTAACAACCTGACGAACAACCTCAAATACATCAACAGCTTCGACCGGGTCACGGTTTTCTTTGATGCTGATGAGCCCGGCCAAGCGGGGGCAGCCAAGGCTGTTGAACTGATCGGCCCCAAGGCTCGGCTGGTCACTGGCCTTGGATACAAGGATGCCAATGAGGCATGGGTTGCACTCGATGGTGACGCTATCCGCCGAGCTATCGACAACGCCGGCAAGCACACGCCTGAGGGTGTGGTGCAAGCGGTTGACCTGCTCGATGCAGTGCTGAATCCCGAGGAGGACCGAGGCATTGACACGCCTTGGAAGGGCTGGAACCTGGCAACCGAGGGGTACAAGCCGGGCGAATTGTGGCTTCTTGCCGGTGGCACCGGCATTGGGAAGTCGTTGTTTACCCGGTCAATGGCTCTTGACCTGGCAAGCAATGGAACCAAGGTTGCCTACATCGGCCTGGAGGAGAAGGCATCCACCACGCTGGAACGGATGCTGTCGGAAAAGCTTGGCGTTCCCTTTCACCTTCAGAGCACAGAGGTACGGAATGAGTTGAAGGCAGAGGTGACTGCTGCGATGAAACAATTCGCACCCAATCTTCTGCTGCTCGACAAGTTCGGCAGCGAAAGCATGGAAGCTTTCGTATCAACTGTTAAGCACTACGTCCTCAATGAAGAATGCCGTGTCGTTTTCCTTGATCACTTCAGTCTCCTCGCAGATGGTATTGCTCTCAATGTTGATCAGCGCCGGGCTATTGATAAGGCGATCAAAGATCTCAAGACGTTGGCGATGGAACTCGGATTCACATTCGTCGTTGTCTGCCACCTCTCCCGCGCACAAGGCATGGCCCAGTCGCACGAAGAAGGTGGTGAGCCGAAGCTCTCCGAACTACGAGGATCTCATTCCTTAGCGCAGATCCCTGACTACATCTGGATGCTTGCACGCAATCCATTGGACACCGAACAACCCAACACAACATCATGCTGGCTAAAGAAGAACAGGATCAAGGGCGAAGTGGGGATGATGTCCAAGCTCGAATTCTTGCCAAAGGTTTGCCGCTTCAAGGAAGAATTTGCGAGGACTCCGTCCTGATCACGATCCTGACCAACAGTCTTGAACGTGCGCACGCGATCCACAAGGAAGACATTGCGCTGGACAAGATGCGGGATCCAGATGACCCGCAACATCAGAGCTATTGGACTGGCTACTGGGCTGGATACAGCTGCGCTCTTCGTCACTGCCTCGACTTAATCCACTCCAACCAAATCAATGGCACACAAATCGAAGAACCCCTGGACCCTGGAACAGTTCTTCCAGAGACAGCTTGAGGAATCTATCCACAACTTTGGATCAACCAAAGAGCACGCCGCTCGACAGTACTGGCAGGGCTATGGCTCAGCCATGAAGGCAGCACTCGAATTCTTTCGCGAACGAATTGACCATGACAACGCTTTTAATTGACGCCGACATGCTGCTGTTTCGCACGATGGCAGCGTGGGAGATCGAGGCCAACCTTGGCGATGAGGTGTGGGTCCGCTGGGCTGAACTCAACACCGTGCGTGAGGAGTTTTGGAAAACCATCGATGAATGGTTGGAACGTTGGCCAATGGCTGACTACAGGCTGTGCTGGACAGGGCCGAGCGCATTCCGCAAGCGCATTGCTCCTGACTACAAGGCCAATCGTGCTGGCATTTTGAAACCTATTGGTTACAAGGTGATGAAGCGTGAGCTGTTGGATGAACCCACCAGCTTTCTGCACGATGAGATCGAAGCTGATGACTGGCTTGGTCTGCTAGCTGGTGCATTACGTGAGGCAGGGGAAGAGCCGATCATCGTCAGTGGTGACAAGGATCTGGACCAAGTGCCGGGCCGTCACTGGTGGCCAGCTGGTGTCAAGAGAGAAGAGAAGCGAGGTCTCGCTGTCATGGAGTGGGCAGACGAGCTGCTCAGGGACAAAGCAATTGAGTGGGTTGTTGACCAGGACTATTGCGACAAACATTTTTATTCACAGGTATTGATTGGTGATTCAACGGACAACATCCCCGGCTGCCCCGGCATTGGCGCAGTCGGAGCAAAGAAGATTGTTGACAGCTTCAACACAGCCGAGCCTGTGGAATGTTGGCAAGAGATTGTGGGGGCGTTTGAAAAAGCCCTCGCAAAGAAGGACGACGTTCGAGAACCAAAGGTTGTTGCACTGCAGCAGGCGCGGCTAGTGCGAATACTTCAACATGGTGAGTACAATTCAGTGACGCGCACTGTTGATCTGTGGACACCACCAACCCTGAAGTCCTGAAGAAAGTTATCGGTCAACGTCTGACCAGTGAGATGCTGGAAGCACTAGATACTTTGTTCCCCGAGCGCACACCTGAACTGACTGACTCTGTTGATCAGATTAGGTACGCTTCGGGGCAGAGATCTGTTATCCGTTTTCTCCGGGGTCTAACCAATGGCACTGTCTAGCAAGCAACGGAGAGCCCTACGTGATGCGAACAAGGACGGCAAGATTAGCTCTGATGAATCCAAGCGCCTACTAAACCTAGGTATTCCCAAGCGTCAGGCACAGGTAACCAAGGGCAAGACAGAGCCATCAGTTCTCAACGTCAAGCAGTTAAACAAACTGCGGGCTGAGATCAAGCTCAATGAGGGCGCGGTCCGCAACGAAACGTTCTCCAGGCAGGACGGCAGCACCGGAGACAGCCAAGGTCGAATCAATTACACCGCGTATGGCGGCAACAACGACAACGCACTCGGACAAAATCCGGTGTCAGGCAAGAACGCAAACATCTGGGCCAACGTTGCCGAAGAACTTGGCATCAAAAAGGTTGACACTGATGAGGACGTGCAGCGCCTCATTACTTATGTCGACAACTATGGAACCAAGAAGACTGGTGACGGCGAGAAGGAAGTTGTCTACGGGGGAAGAGGTAGCGGCGAGTATCAAGACATCATCAGCTCTATAGAGGCAGACGCAGATGCTGGTGTTGATGCTGCTGAAGAACTAGCAGACAAAGGAGTTCGTGAAACAAGGGGCAAGTACAAGGATGACCTGCAAGACATAAGGGACATAAGGGACAATGGGCTGGGCCTTGGCCCTCTGGCCATTGCACCCAAAGACAAGAACTCCATCAGTCGTGAAGCCTTGGGGGTCCCGACCCTCAACAAAGGCAACAACAACAGAGGTGGCTCCTCAGCTCAGAGCGCTGTCGCCAGGCCGAGAAGCTTTGCTTCCTCAACAACAAACGCTCCCGGTGTCAGCCTTGCCAGGAACACCAATCCCCTCGGACCGCTTCAACTAACGACAAACTACGCCGCTGGCGTCAGTGCTCCCAGCGAGAAGGTGACCAGTTCAAAAGGCAACAAGTCTGCCAAGACGAACGCCTTTGATTCTTCGACAACATACGCTTCTGGTGTCAGCGCTCCTGGTGTCAAGGGCAAAGGGAACGGAACAATCGATCCTTTCGCCAACTCTTTGACAACAACCAGGGGACCTGGGGTTACAGCTCCAAACCCCAATAGCAAAGACAAGACCACTAAACCTGACATCGCTGCAAGCGGCTTCAATCCTGCCGACTACGGAGCAGCAGGTCTTGGGATGCAGGACTATGAAGCGCTAAGGCAGCAAGGGTATAGCAACAATGAAGTCAGGCGCTATGCCCAAGGCTTGCAGGGTGTAAATATTGGCAGCAAGCTTCAGGCCAAGCTTGGTCTTGACGGCGGCATTGCACAGAACTTCAACCCTGCTGACTACGGGGCAAAGGGTCTTGGGATGCAGGACTATGACGAATTAAAAGCAAGAGGGTATAACGACAACCAAATCAAGAGCTACGCCGAAGGTCTTCAAGGCGTAAATATCGGCGGCAAGCTCCAGGAAAAACTTGCTGGTATTGGCGGTGGTGCTGATGGTGGTGCTGATGGTGGTGCTGATGGTGGCAAGCCTGAAGGACCAACCCTTGCGGACATCCTGAATGAACAGCAGCTCCTCACTGACGAAAAGATCTCAGGGATTACGGATCAATACACCGCTGAACTTGACGGACTCAGTCTCCAGATACAAAAGCTTGGTTCAATCAATGACAACTGGGCAGCCGCCAATACTTTCATGAAAGATCAGATGCTTGCAGCAAACGCAGCCCGAGATCTGGCAGAACAAAGAGCAAGCAACATGCGCAATGCCTTTGTCCCTAACGCCAACCCAACAGCACTGTCAGTTCTTTATGGCGACAACCGTAAAGATGGCAGGCGGCAGCAAGACAATCAACTCAGTGATCTCTCAATCCTGAGTGGTCTTGGCACCAACAGCAATCCTCTCGCTGGTCTCCAGCTCGCATAATGGCAACCAAAAACTCAACAGCTCAGGCCAGGTTTGATGACCTGTCGATGTATCGCAGCATCTACTTGCGGCGAGCTATTGATTGCAGTCAGCTGACTATCCCCTCACTGATTCCTGAATCAGACGAGAACTATCAGACAGGAGCTGAGCCATACAACAGGTTGCTCAGCTTGTATCAGGGGGCAGGAGCCCGGGGAGTGGGATCCATCAGTGCCAAGCTATTGCTTGCGTTGTATCCACCAAGCCAGCCGTTCTTCCGACTGGTGATTGATAAGGGTCAGGTTCAGAACTACCTGGATCAAACCGGTGGCGATCAACAGGATGTGTTGAGTCAGCTGGATGTGGCGTTGTCTGATGTTGAGCGTCAGATCTTGTCACGACTGGACAAGCTGCAAACCAGGCCAGCTTTGTTCGAGGCGTTGAAGCATTTGATTGTTGGCGGCAACGCCCTGCTTTACATCGGAGCAGACAACGTGCGGATGTGGTCACTGCGGAGCTACGTGGTTGACCGTGATCCAGAGGGCAACGTCAGCGAGATCGTGATCAAGGAATCGGTCAGCGATAAGTACCTGCCTGAGAACACCAAGCCAACGGAGGATTCAGCTAGCGGCAAGGACAAGAGCCACAACGTCTATACCCATATCAACTTTGACAAGACACAAGACCGGGTGGAGTGGCACCAGGAATACGAAGGCAAGGTGGTGACTGGATCACAAGGCTTTAGCCGTATTGATAACTGCCCGTGGCTCTGCCTTCGCCTGCACAAAATCGCTGGCGAAAGCTACGGTCGCTCGCTTTGCGAGGAGGTGATTGGCGATCTCAACAGCCTGGAGTCATTGAGCAAGGCAGTGGTTGAGGGCAGCCTGATCAGTGCCAAGGCAATGTTCTTGGTCAACCCCAATGGTGTGACCCGAGCTGACAGCTTGGCTCGTGCAGAGAACGGCGCGATCGTTGCTGGCAATGCTGCTGATGTTGAGGCATTGCAAGTTGGGAAGGCAGCAGACATGAGCGTTGCGTTGCAAACGATTCAGCTGTTGGAACGCAGGATCAGTTTCACGTTCCTGATGAATGAATCAGTGCAGCGTGATGCTGAACGTGTGACAGCAGAAGAGATCAGGCTGATGGCTGAGCAGCTGGAGTCTGGCCTAGCTGGTGTGTACTCAATGCTGAGTCAAGAGTTGCAGCTGCCGTTGATCAAGCGGGTGCTGTTCTTGATGGAGCAGTCGGGTGAGATTCCACCTATCCCTGTTGACCTGGTCAACCCACAGATCACCACTGGCTTGGAAGCTATTGGCCGCGGCAATGACAAGCAGCGACTGACGAACTTCCTGCAAGTAACAAGTGCAGCAATCGGACCAGAACAAATGCTGTCACTGATCAACCCATCAGAGTTGATCCGACGATTTGCAGCAAGTGACGGCATTGATATTGCTGGACTTGTTAAGAGTGAGGACGAGCTACAAGCTCAACAAAGTCAACAACAGAAGGTAGCATTGGAGCAGCAACTTGCCAGCAATGCAATCGCCTCAGGAGCAACCAACGCGCCGCCGCCGGCAGCAGCCCCCGGAGCAGCAGCCTGATAATCAAGAGCTGAAGAAGGGCTCACACTTTCGGCCACTGCCTGACGGTGGCCAGATGATTATCACTGACAACTTTATCCGCTGATAGCAATGGCAGTCATTGAAACTGGACAAGACAACACTGTCGATCAAGGTGCTGTTGAAGAACAGGCAAAGATTGACCAGGCCCGTGCTGATCTTTATGACGAGGCAGCAGGTAATGAGCCTGGCGAGCCAGAGGGGAGCTTGATCCTTGGCAAGTACAAAAGCCAATCAGATCTAGTTGATGCCTACAAGAACCTGCAACGTGAGAACGAACGCTTGCGTGGCGGTGAAGTAGAGGAAGCCGAGGAAGAGCCTGAGGCACAGCAGGAGGAGCCTGAGAACCAGCTGACCTCAGAGGATGCCACTCGTATTCGCGACAACATGTTCGATCAAGTTGGCGGTGCTGATAAGTATCAAGCGCTGATGGGCTGGGCCAGCCAGAACCTGAACGAAAGCCGTGCCGAGTCGTTCAATGAAGCACTCAACTCAGGCAACGAGGGGGCAATCCTTGCGCAGCTGAAGGGCATTCAATATGACCACATGATGGCAACGGGCTATGAGCCCAAGCTGACTGGTGGTCGTGCTCCAACGCAAGACGTAAGAGGCTTTGCATCAGAGGCCCAGGTGGTTGCAGCAATGCAGGATCCCCGGTACGGGAGTGACCCGGCATACGTCAAAGAGGTTGAACAACGAATTGCTGCTAGCAATGTGTTTAACCAGCGTTGACTTTGTTGTAAGAATGGGAGCAGATTCAACACCACAGGATCTGTTCCCTTAGCCGCACTGCGTACCTAAGAGCAACAGTAGTGGGGATGCGTGATGCACCAGTTGGTCACTGTTCACATCAACAACAGTCCTGACAAATGGCTGCCCCTTCGCTAACACTGTCCACGCCCGGCGCTATTAACGGCGATACCGGATCTTGGGATAAGGACAACGCCTTATTCCTCAAGGTCTTCTCTGCAGAGGTTCTGACTGCGTTCAAACGCAGCTGCATCTTCGAGGATCTGGTGCAAACCCGCACCATCCAGAACGGCCGCAGCGCACAGTTCCCTGTGACTGGTCGCTTCACTGCTAAGTATCACACCCCCGGCGAGATGATCGTCGGCCAGGGTGACATGGCGCAGAACGAGGTTGTCATCCGCATTGATGATTACCTCATTGCAGATGCCAGCCTGTATTCCTTGCAGGAAGCCAAGGCTCACTACGACATCCGCTCGATCTACTCAACCGAGTTGGGTCAAGCTCTTGCCCGTGAGCATGACAAGCGTCTGGCTCGCACCATCGCACTGGGTGCCCGCACTTCCGTCACTGACCTGACGGCGAACCTGCCTGCCGGCCTGAGCCCTGATGATCCGTACCGCACCGGTACTATCGTCGACATCAACAAGGCAGCCCCCACTGCTGACGATCTCGTCGCCAGTGTGTTTGCTGCTGCTGAAGCCTTGGATTCCAAGGACGTCAGCAAAGATGGCCGCGTTCTGGTCTGCACCCCAGAGAGTTACTACACACTCGTCCAGTCGTCGAGAGCCGTAAATCTCGACTTCAACCAGCAAGGAACCAATGGTTCCTACAAGGAAGGTCAGGTCGCCAAGCTTGCTGGCTTCTCGATCTACAGCAGCAACAACATTGCTCAGGGTTCTGTTACCGCTAAGACCGGTGAGCAGGGCTATGTAAGCAATGGCTCTGTGAAGAAGTCCACGGCAGACATGAGCAAGACCAAGATGCTTGCTTTCCAAAAAGGAAGCTGTGGTGTTGTCAAGCTGCGTGACTTGAGCATGGGCATGACCGGCAACGATTACGACGTGATGTACAACGCCACGTTGATGACCGCCAAGTTTGCTCTTGGTGTTGGTTGCCTGCGTCCTGAGTGCTGCGTCGAGATCAGCAACTCTGCGTGATCTAGCTTCGTTTGCTTTGGGGAATTAACTTAGGGGCAGCAATGCCCCTTTTTTCATGGCAACAACTATCAAGGTTGACGGCACCGTGGCAGGCTGGACATGGCAGGACGATCAACTGCTTGACCCTGCTACAGATGTTGACTATTTCGTCGAAGGAAAAGACGGATATGTCCCACTGTCAACTGAAGGCACTGGTTCAGATGCGCCTGGCACGCAGTCTGGATTCTCTGGCACTGACAGAGTTTAAGCATGACAGAACTTGAGGCTGTCAACACAATCTTGGCGACCATTGGAGAGGCAGGTATTGCCAGCCTCTCTTCCACTGCCAATGAGATCACCGATTCAGGTATGGCACAGCGCACTTTGAAAGAAGTGTCGCGTGATGTTCAATCAGAAGCCTGGAGCTGGAACACTGACGAAGGCGTCAAGATCAACGTAACCACACAGGACACATACAATGTCCCAAGTAATACGTTGACGGTTGACTTCTCTCCCAGCAGGTATCCAGACAAGCAGTACGTGATGCGTGGCCTGCGGGTATATGACCGCAACAACCAGCGCTATGACTTTGGAAAGCTGAACGACGGCGAGCCATTGATTGCAGCAAAGGTTGTGGCACAGCTGAAATGGGATGAGCTGCCACATGCTGCGCAGCAATACATCACCATTCGCAGCGCACGAATCTTCTCTGATCGATACGTCGCTAGTTCTGTTGTCTTCACTTACACAGTGGCCGACGAGGATCAAGCACGGACTCTGTTGATCAGAGCGGAAGAGAATCAACTCAACAACAATCTGCTGTGGGGCAATGACCGCGGGGCAACCCAAGGCATTGGCTATACACCTGCAGGTGGAACCCGTTACCGAGTCCGCTAATGGCACGCTCCAAGTCGCAGTTCCGTAAGGGCAAGACACCCAAGAAACCCAGCTCAGCTATACGGCGTGACCTGGATACCTTGATTCAAGGTGTCTCCCAACAACCACCTCATCTGTTCTTAGCCGGTCAAGGCAAGAGTCAACTGAATGGTTGGTCAAGTCCTGTCGAAGGACTGACAAAACGGAATGCGGCAAGGTTGCAATCCAAAATTTCGGACGATCCGTTAAAGGATTTCTACCTGGAGATGATGAGTCTCCAGCAGTCAGAGCAGTATTCAGTCCTAGTGAGACCTGGTACTACCGACCAAACCCTGATCGATCTCAGACGCAACGGACTGACTCCAGACATCAAGGTGCATGGCACTGGATTGAGTGCAGTGCCTGGCCTGATCACATGCGACAAAACTTCCTACCTTCACAACGACCCAAAAGAGTTCTACAAAAAGTATGTGCTGATCAACAGCGGTGCGATTGGCTTGTTGCTGAACAGAGAGAAGGTCACAGCTTTTACAGCAGACAAGTCTCCAAAGCAAGTAGGCAAAGGCATAATTTTTGTCAGGGCTGTTGCGTACAACGTCACGTACACCCTGTTGATCGATGGAACAGAAGCCGGGACAGTAAGCACTCCTGAGGCAGACGCTGATGACAATAAGCTGAGCACTTCTGAGGTGGCCACTGCCCTGGCAGATATCGTCAACGGCACCAGTGGATACTCAGCCACGGTGAATCAATACGTTGTCTATATCAAGAAAAACGACGGGACTGATTTCGATGTATCAATTGATGATGGACGCAGCAGTGAACTAGCTGTTGCTTTTACCAACACCGTTCAAACACTTGGCAGCCTGCCGGTGATTGCCCCCAATGGATACACGGTTGAAGTCGAGAGTGATCCGTCAACAACAATCGACAACCGGTGGCTGAAATTCAAAACGTTTGGCACTAGCGACTTTGCCGAAGGAGCCTGGCAGGAGACCGTGAAGCCAGATGTCACCTTTAAGATCGATAGCAACACAATGCCAATTGTCATTTACAGGGCAGCAGAGAACGTCTTCTTCTTTGGTCCAGCAGACGGAGCAGAAGAAAGCCAGACTGTTAATGGTGAGACCTACAAATTCACGTTTCCAAAGTGGGGCGAGAGGACAGCTGGCGATGAGATCAGCTCACCAGAGCCAGAGTTCATTGGAGAAAAGATTCGAGATCATGTGCTGTTCCGCAGTCGTTATGTCGTTGCATCAGGCGAGACGGTTCAGCTCAGCGAGACAGATGACATCTTTAACTTCTTCAATGACACAGCACTAGCTGTTCAGGCAACGGACCCATTTGGATTGCGCGGCACCAGTGAGCGCAGTTCATCTATTGAATGGATGATTCCGGTTGAGGACAGCATCCTGGCGTTCTCGTCAACATCGCAGTATCAGGTGCGAGCAGCGGACGCTGATGTGCTGACACCGCTGACCGGGGAGATCTTCAGGCTTAGCAATCTGGAGATGAACCCCAACGTCAGGCCCAAGCTGTCTGGTGCTCAAGTCTTATTTGCCACTGAATACTTTGGGTTCACCCACTTCCGTGAGTTCAACTTCTACAACCAGCGGAACACAAAGCTAGGCCTGAACCTAGGCAGCAGTCTGGACATAACCAACTATGTCCCGAAGTACATCGAGGGTTCGATCACGCACTGGGATGTAGGTCAGAACATTGACGCAGCTGTTGCTATATCACCAACCAACTCAAAGCAGCTGTACGTCTACAAGTACCTATGGGCAACAGGAGAGGTTGGCCAACAGAAGATCCAACGCAGCTGGAGTCAGTGGGAATTCAACCAAGACGTGCAATGGGTGAAGTTTATGGACAACGTGCTGTACTTGCTGACAACAGACACTACGGGCACTTACTTCTCGATTCAGTTGAACGACGAGTTGGAAGCACCAGGCACACCACAGATCCACTTAGATCGATTGTGTCAGCTCCCTGCTCCGGATTTCACCGCACCATCAGCGCTGGTCACTGGAACGTATGACACCACAACAAAAACAACAACATTCACGTTGCCCTATGTCCCGGCAGATAAGGCAATTGCGGTTGTCCGTTTTGTGAACAAAGACAATCAAGGTCTGAAGCTAGGGGAGACCGACACAGAGACATTGGTCTGTGTTGAGCCAGGAGACTGGACGGGTGCAGCCGTGGCATTTGGTGAGCCATACAAATTTCAGTATGAGTTCAACACTGGCTTTGTCCCAGACAAGAATGAGACAGAGACCAAGCGGATTGGTCAGTTAGCAGGCCGCACTCAAATACTGCGTTGGACAGTGAATCACGTTGACACGGGTGAATACACAATCCGGGTCAAGCGAGAGAATAGATCTAATGACACTGTTGTTAATTTCAGGGCCCGCACCCTCAACGTTGGTAACAACACACTGAGTGCAACAAGCGATCCACTGGAGACAGGCAGCACCACTGCTCCTGTTTGCAGCAGGAACGACAGGTGTAGCGTTGTTGTCGAGTCAGACTCATGGATGCCAGTCACTGTCACTTCCGCTTCGTGGAAAGGCGTTTACAGTGACAGGGAGAACGCGATTTAGTCATGGTCTGGGGAGCAGTTATTGCCGGTGGCCTTGGGTTGATCGGTGGCGTAATTCAAGGCAACCAGGAAAGACAAGCAGCTGATGCTGCAAATTCTGAAAGCAAGAAGATGGCGAAAGCCAGATTTGAGCGCGATAAAAAAGAATGGGGTATTAACTACGCAACCAGTCTTAGCTCTTACGCATGGGAGGTAGCGGAAACAGAAGCCGCAAGGTATCAGGACAGGGTTGCTGAAACTGATTACAACAACCAGCAAGAGCGAGTCATTGACGCTGCACTGCTAAACCTCGACCTAAACACAGAAGCCTTATATGACCAGTTTGGAGTCAGCGAAGAACTTCGAGCGATACAAGATAACCTGACTTTTGATAAAGGGGTCAACGATCAAAAGCTGGCACTTGGTCAGTCAATGGTCAGCATCGGCAATAGAGGCGCGGCAGCTTTGGCCGATAGGGATCAAGCGTTGGCAGGGTATGACATTGACCTAGAAAGCACAAACCTTGATGTATTAAAAGGCATCAATAATCGGAAGCAGGCACGACTAAACAATATTGAAGCGAAGCAAAACAGAAACAATACGATTCGTCAGGCAAAGCAAGACTTCCAAGCGCTGGCACAGAGCGAGCGAGATGTCTTTGGTGTTGGGAAGACTGGAGCACAAAGAGTCAAGGCGATAGAACTTGCCAGCACTGAGCTTGAGAAGACGCTTGAGCTAGCCGATGCAAAGTTTGACTTCGCCGTTGACAACACACAGCTACAAGTCAAAGCGGCACAATCGAATTCTCAGAGTATGCAGGCGGCAGCCGGCTACATGAATTCGATCAAGCAGAGAGCAGCCGAAGCTGATCAAGTCGTCAGAGGTAAGGAGACTGAAGGACAAGACATTCAAGAGCAGATCGTTATTGCCGAACGACTAGACACAATCAAGCGTGACGCTGAATACATCACAGCGATTGTTGATGGGGCCTCAACCAAGGCTTCAACAGTTGCCAGAGGTGGAGGCAGCAATAGCGCTCGTCGCGCTGCGATGGACAGCATGATGGCCTACGGCAGAAGCTATGGAGAGTTGCAAGCGTTGCAAGCCAGCAGGCGGACCAAGCTCAACAACTACAACTCTGATCTTGTTGGTGCCACTGCTTCTCAGCTCAGTCAAATTGCAACCGCCATTTCAGGTGAAGCTGATCGAATCAAGTACACCAGTGACAACAACGCACTAAAGAACCAAGGATTCCAGATCGAGAACTTGCAACAGAAGTCTGACCTGAAGCTAACAAAGCTTGGAATCAACAACCAAGCTGGATTAAGCAAGAGGACAACGCGGGTGAATTACAACCAGAAGCTTGATGAGCTACGGCAAACGAGAAACTCAAACGTGAACAAGCTGCGGCAAAACAAGGACTTTACGATTGAAGATGCACAGCTGCTTGCTGCCCAGGCTATTCAAGACGGCCAGCTGGACAAGAGTAATGCTCAGCTACAAATCAAGGACGCACGCCTGGACCGACAAGGCACCCGACAACAAATCAAAAATACAAAGGAGGATTACAACGTATTCAACAAAGGTCTCAAGGGTGAGCTGAAGGTTGCAAACAAAGGCTATGACGTAAACACTAAGTATCTGTTGGACAACTTCAACCAGTTGACGGTTCCAGGGTACGAGCTGGCTCGTCGTGAAGGTGATCGACAGTTCAGCGAACTGGTCAACACCACATACAACACAGTCGAGGGAGCAGCAACGCCTTACCGCAATGCAATCATCTTTGATCCACTGGAACCCATTGCAGGGTTGAAGCCAGAGAAAGGCATGACGACAAAAGTGCAAGGCCCTAGCTGGGGAAGCATTGCAGCAAGGTCCTTCATGGGTGGAGTCAAAGGAGCAATGTCCATGTCCTACACAGACGAAAACGGTAACCTTGCGTTCCGTTGATATACTGTTGACAGTTGTCAACCATGTCAATGTCGAAGCTTATCGGTCAGGAGCTAGTGGACTATGTCGCGGCTAATCCAGGGTTGGATATGCCAACCATGCTGACCAACGCTGGCTACTCAGCTGTGCGCAATGGCAAGACAAGCCTCAAAAAAACTGAGTTCTTTACTGCACTGTCTGCTGCACAAGGTTTGACTATCGGCGAAACTCACACCCCTGGCACAGGCCACCGGCAACCCAGCTTCCAGGTAAAGGCAAGCAGCCGTGGTGTCATCCCTCTGAGCAACTGCTACGCAGAAATGATCAACGTTCAACCAGGCGAATACGTCAAGGTTGAACAAGAGGATGACTGCCTGATCCTGACTAAGGCTGTGGCCTAGAGCCCAAGCTGCCAGCCAGCAGCCCCAAGACTGCTCCCAGGCTGGTGTTCACAAAGGTGTCAAACCTATCTCCTAAATCAGGGCAGACATGACGAAGGTCTTCTGCCTCAACCTGAGCACACAAGTGAACGCCATAAGTAAAGACACTGGCCTGCCATGTCAGCAGGCCAGCCAGCATCCACAACAGAAACCGCTCGCGTTTAACCATTGCCGGTTGAGAACCCACTACTGATGGAGCCAGGGTCGAAGCCTTGATCAGAGGTCCCTCCACTGGGGAAGGGCTCAGGCGTTGGCACCGGCTCAGGTGTTGGCGTTGGCTGCGGAGAGAAGGATGGCCTCTGCCTCGTGCTGATGTCCAACTTCAGCCACTCCTCACTGCCCTCACGGAACAAACGAGCAATGAAGTCAGCAGCTCTGACATCAGCTCCATCAACCTGTGCCTCATACAACTCGCCAGCTATATCAACAATTGCTCCCTTTGGATATTGCGTGTCACGCTCAAAGGGAATGGACTGCTCAATAATTACTGTCTCTAGCTGACTAATCCGCTGTTGGTCTTGAGCAGCGCGAGCTTCTTCTAGTGCACGCTTTTGCTCACTCCACGTTTGATACAGGAGGTTGTAAGTACCTCCACTAGCATTGACGAGATAAGCACCATTAACTTTAACGGCAGTGATTTGAATCGCCTGGTTTACACCAATACCTTTGATGCTGCTAAATTTACTTGTGTTTAGCAATCCGTAAGAGTAACCAGTACCTGATCCAGATGAAACAATATCTCCCAAGATAATGGGAACAACGGTATCATCTTCTAACACAATTGATGCATTGTCTTCGAGACTTTGTCCCTTAGCTACAAACACAATCAATTCTGATAACCCTGTAATTGCTGTATCAAAGTTAGCAATGTAAGTAGGAGTTCCTATTCCTGAACCGCTTGCACCTGGTGTGGTAATACTTCCGTTGAAGCCATTAGCCCAGCCAAATCCTGCTCCACTTGGAGAACCAGAAGTGTTTCCACTCCAGTTCTGCAATGTATTGAAGACATCACTGTCTACAAGGATGGAGCCGTTTACTTTAACTGATCTAAAGTTAGCCGTACCGTTGGAATTACTGATAGTCATCGTATTGAATGACGAAACTGTTCCAATAAATTTGGCAGAACTACCAGGACTAGGACGGGTTAAAGTACTGCCGTCAATAGTTACCGTGTTAAATGCAGGACTGGAAATGTCATTTACAAGAACTTCAACATCAAAAGGACCAGAGCCTAAATTAGGAGTAAAAACAATATCAGTATTATTCGTATTTGCCAGAACTTCAGTGCTGCTGCCGTCAAAAGCTAATTGTGGGTTGGCTACACCAACTACGTCATCACTCCAAATCTTACTGGTGTTATAAGTAGCAGGGATAGTTGCTGTGCCATCTTCATTTCTAATGACATACACAAACGGTTGTTGACCGAAGTTAGTCGGAATCTCAATGCCTGTAGTATTGCCTAACATCGCTACAAATCGATAAGACTCATTGTCATCAGTATTTGACATAGTGAAGGTATCAGCTTCAACACCGTCTTTGTACGTGGTTATGGTTTTAGTTTTCATATCCACGGCTATACCAAGGACGTTTCCACTCTCTGCGCTGACATTTAAATCTGTTTTACTTGTGTCATCGAACCTGTAATACTTACCATCCTCCCAAGAGAAAATACCATATACACCTGGTTGTTCTCCTTCACCAGGGTTACCCATAGACGAACTATTAATAACACCAGCGCCAGAATTTACGCCAAGTTCAGTAGTAACTTCAAAGTAATACTTTTTAGATGTGTCTAGGTCAAGGTTAGTATAAGCCCCTCCGCCACCACCATCCTTATAAGCGACAAGATTACCGTTTTTAGCTGATACTCTATTACCCGAGCCCAACACCGCATAGTTATTCATCGGTGTGTCAAGCACGGTGTCGACTTGGTTCTTGTCAACTAGCTTGACGCCATTCACTGCTATGTAATTAGTCCAACCGCCGGCACCACCAGTAACTTTGAATTCAACAGTTTTGTTTTGTGGAATATCAAAATCATAAGTAGAGCTGTTGCCAGTAGCACTATAGACAGCATCGCTATTTGTTAGCGTAATAGCATCATATTTAACTGCGATAGTGAGGTTTGCGGTTTCTCCACCACTAAAACGAAGCTTATTAGATGCTTCAGTGAATAGAAATGATGGCATATTAAAGGTAAATACAGCACCGTTAGCTAATTTCAAACCTCCTGGCAAAGCACCCTCTTCAATACCACTGAAGACGCTAAACAATGAACCATTGTCAATATTACCAGTTATATCCGAAAGGCTGCTCCAAACCTGACTGCTATCACCAACACCAAAGTTCTTATCGTGGAAGTGATTGTCGTTGCCGCTCATATCCACACCGATGCTGGAGTGGTCGACGAGGATGGCATTATCTATCTCTACTGCAAACAGAGCTGAGTTTCCTGGCACTGTGTTTCCACCAGATACTTCAATCTTCTGTAAATCCTTGTCAGCACTATTTGGCACTTCATGCCAACCTTCAGCTTTGTCTCCGTTGAGTGTTTCAACAGCTCCATTGCAAGTTACACGAATGAAACCACCGGACTCAATGCGGCAGAACAGACGTAACTTATTTGCAACAGGAATGGTTAAGCCAGTTGGTTCCCAAGTCCAGAATTGACCAGAGCCTGAACTTCCTGATTTAGAAGCAGAGGTAGAAGTACTTCCATCAAAAGCATTCTCGCCTGGTTTGGTTGCTTCAAACGGACCACCTGAAATGTACTGATTGTAATTAGCACCATCTTCTGTAGGGTCAAACGGCAGGAAGAAACCGTTGGCGCCGAATCCACCGTCGACGAGTAGGGCGCCGTCAACACGAAGCAGGGCTATGTCTCCACCTCCTCCAGCACCACAAGCAATCTTTAGTTTTGTGCATTCTTTAGAGGTTCCATCATAAAGAGTAATCCACTGTTTATCTGCACTAGGTGCGCTAGCTGATTCATCAGAACCGTCTAAAGTTACTGAATACTGAACTCCAGATGCATTGCCATATTGAACAAAAGCTTCAAATTTTGAGCCTGTAAAAGGAGTAGCAAAAGTGTGAATAGCAGTGCCAGATGTTATTGCTTGAGCTACAGTTTCAGCGTTGCCATCAAACACAGCGGTGACTGGTTTATTAAAGTCACCATTTTGAGAGCCACTACTCCAGACCTGACTGGTGTTCCAGGTGGGTGCAGCATCCACGAGGATGGCGCCGTCCACAGCGATTGCCATGATCTGGGTGTAACTACCACCGCCTGCATCTTGCACTGAAATAGTATTAAGTTGCCCGCTTACAAGCGCACTGACATCAACCCAACCACCACCAGTGGGAGTGCTAATTGTCGCATTTGACCCATTAACTTTAAGGTTTGCAGCACTACCGTTCTTATAAGCCCGGATTTCAAATTTAGTGCCTGTTAAACCTGTAAAGGTGCATTCACTTGTAGCACTGGGTTGGGCTGATACTTTTGTAGTAAAGTTTCCATCAAAGGCTTGAGACCAACCGTAATTCCCTGAAGCATTAGTTGTGGAATCATCTCCATTAGAACTCCAACGCTGACTGGTGTTCCAGACGGGTGTGGCATCTACGAGGACTTTGCCTCCAATAGAAATTGCAGTAAAGTTTCCAGACCCACCACCGGAATTTCTAATTTCAATTTTCTCAATGTTATTGACAGTACCAAGACTTACTAATGTATTTTTAGCCCCAACTTCTGTCCAATCAATAGCAATAGAACCATTAGCAATTACCTTGGCTTCCAGGGTTGGTGATCCAACAGCAACCGCTACATCTCCTGATAAGTTGTAATAACTCAAATTAACAGTAAGTTCTGCACTGCCACTGTTTGCATAGCATTGAGTAGTTAAATCTCCATCAAATCCTTTAGATGGAGCACCATCACTAGTGAAAGAACCTGCCGATGTACTGACACCATTACTCCAAACCTGACTGGTGTCCCACTGTGCGCCAGAATCAACGAGGATGGCACCGTCAATAGAAATAGTATCGACCCTGAAGTAATCAGTAGATCCCACGCTGGTCCAATACAAATCTAATGCACTATTAATTGTCGCTGATACTCTAAAGTACTCATTAGAAGTTGTAGATTGTGCCACACCGTTAATGCTTAATGTGCTACCAACATCAGCACGGTAACCAGTTACTTCAATAACACCACTTGTTACTGAAGGAAGCTCAAGCCTACAGAGAGTGCCGTATGCTGGGATAGCACCTTCCTGCTCTTGACCATCAAAAGCTTTTGTAATTGGATTAGATGAAGTAGCAGAACCGGCTACCAAATCACTCCAGTTCTGCTCAACATTCCACAAGCCATTGTCTACAAGCACACGACCATCAATCTCAACGGCAGATAGGCTTGCTTTAGATCCAGCAGTGTCAGTAGTAACAAGGCTGGTTAACATTCCAGTGAAATCAATTTCAAACCATTCGTTAATAGGGAAATTAACAGCATCTCCGCCATTTGCTGAAATAGTTGGTTGTGGGTCACTAGAACCAACACCATTACTTCTATACACCCTCAAACTTTTATTGACAGTTTCGTTAAGTGAAAGTGTAAGGGTTCCAAACGCTGAATCGCTTTGAGCAGAATCAGTTAACACTCCATTAAAAGCGAGTGTTTTGTCAGTACCAAATGCACCGTTATCAGAAGTTAGTCCATCACTCCACCTTGATGCGGTGTTAGCCCTGCTGTCATACGGCTGACCTGCTTCACCAGGACCAGGCGGCGGTGTGGGGTCTGATGGCTCAATGTTATAAAGTTTGTCTAGAACAACAGAGCTATCAAGCGGACCCCAACCAAGTGCAAACTTTTTAGCAAAGGTTGTAGGTGGCATGACGCTACCATCGACAAAATAATAATCACTTAGATAACCAGAGAAATAGTTTCCAGTTGTGTTTCTACCAATTCTTATCAAGGAACTGGTCACAGCATCAGTTGGAGTGTATCCAGTGCGAACGTTGTTAATGTAAGCGTTGAACTGATTCTCTGATTCTCCACTGTATGTAACAACAATGTGTGTCCATTGGTTGTGCGGGATAGCGCCAATATCACTTAACTGTGGTGTAGCACTACCGTCTGTGTAGTACAGCGTACTTGGGTTGTCTGCATTGACAAAAATTCCATCGCCATAAGATCCTTGATCAAATCCAAGCAAAAAGCCATTGGTAGTGTTTTGAGTTATCTTGATCCAACAACTGAATGTAAATGCTCCAGTTAGGTTCTCGCAACTACGCTCAAGGTATGTTTCTCGACCAGGATCAAACCGCAGACCTTGCATCACTGCAACAGGAACTGCTGCCGTGTTGACCTGAGAGCGCTCTGTCTCATCAACACCTGCATTAGAAAGATAGAAAACAGTACAACCAATATATTTACCTTGGTCTGAACTTTTAACTGTGTAAGTATCTTGGATTGCTGTGTCAGATACTGTTGTGTCTAGAAGTGTACCTGTGCCACCTGTAGGGTCATCATATCGATACCACTTAAAAGTAATTTCAGAATTAGGCAAGATCTCTGTCAGGTTGGTGACAGCAGTAATGTCATTGGTTCCGTCAGGGTTAATCGTTAAGCTAAGCGGCGCCAGGGTGACTGTTTCTAAATCACCTCCACCGTCACCACCAAGTTGATCCTTAACGTCTAGGCAAGTTACCTTGTAGCTCGCCTCCCCTCGCTGAACAAGCATCAGGTCGGTGTCTTTGATGGTGCTCATGAGATCTTTGGCGCTTTGTTTGTAGGAGTTGGTGCCGCGTTGGACCAGGAACTGATCGGTATCTCGAATAGTGCTCATCAGTCGGTAGGCAGAGTGGTGAGTTGGTCAACACGGAATCCAGCTGCCTGGATCGTGAGGGTCGTGGTGTTCCCTTCTGTGCATACAGATTGCAGGTTTTGAGCACCAGGGATCGTTGGCTTGTTCTTAATAAAGGCAAGACTTGCGGTATCGGTTTCGCTCCAGTCGCTTTGCTTTGGATCTGCTGGGATAGTGAACGGTTCCCAGTCCTGATCTTTCCGGGCATAAAGCTGACCATTGCTAGGAGCTTCGGGAATACCAATGTCACGAATGATCCCCCAGCTAGTTGTAGTTGCGTCATATATCAACCGCTCATTGCCAACCAACGCCTCGCCACTGATTCCAGTCCAGCTGGCATCGGCGTTGCCAGCTTCAGTGTTCACGTACATGTCACCGTTTCTCGGCCCCGCAGGAGCCGGCTCAGTGGCATTAACCAACCCCATGTAGTTGATTGCAGACCCACCAATAGATTGGATCGTGACGATCCCCTCTCCATTGGATGGGCTGAGAACAATGTTGGTGCCTGCTACAAGCTTGGTGACGCCTGCATCCTTGATATAGCCAGCACCGCTGACGTAGCTCTCAACTCTGCTGTCTGTGTAGTAGAGGTTGGTGACGCCTTCTGGCAGTTGATCCGTCGTTTCTGGACCACCACCACCACCGCCACTGCCGTTGCCGATTGAATCAGCCAGCTCCTGATCGATATAAAGCTGCCAGGTCTCAAACTCATTGAGCTGACCTGCTGTTAGCAAGTTTCCAGACTGGAAAACAATCCAGTCTTCATCCATCGGAGTGGTCCGACTGATGTCAACCAAGGTGTCAGCAGTGGCACCAGTATTCAGGACGATAGAAGTGGCTGGATCAGCAAATACATAATCAATGTCAAGACTGAGCCCAACCCAAGTGTCACCATTGTCAGCACTTGTCCGTACCTTGATATGTTCAGGCTTCAGATAGCCAATGCTGTTGCCACCGGAGGTCGTCAGCGCAAATGTCGTCTGACCGGCAGTCGCGGTGTAACAGACCCCACTGTATTCATAGGTTGGCGTTGCCATGAAACCAGGGAGGAGTTTGGTTAAATCCTATCGCTAGTAGCCTTTACGAGCACGTTGAACAAGTTCGTCAAGCTGTGCCTTCAGCTTGTCAACTTTCTCCACGTCATTAACACTGTTTGCATACTGCATTGCGTCAGCAACGTCACGCCTGTTGATAAGGTTTGGACTGTTGGCAATCATGAGATCTTGAGCCCTGTTGCGATAACGAGTGAACAACCTGTCGAACTCTTTCTTGATGCCGGCGTTCTTATACGTCACACCGCTCTTTGCTAAAAACTCAATCACATCAGGACGACGGCGGAACTCACGGATCGCTTGCGCCAACGTCTTCCCATTGATCGTTACCCGAGACATCTGCCTGTTGAACTGCTGCTGCTCAGCAGGCGTGGGTTGCAGATCCTCACTCAAAGTCTTCTCCGAGTAGCTCCCCTTGATGGCAAAGATTGTCTCCCAAACGTCATCAGCTTCTGATTGGCGAGGGAAGAACGGAATGGCCTGCTGCAATGGGTTCATGCCATTTGGACCAGTCCCAGGAACAATCGGCACCGGCTGCCCTGTTACCTGATCGATCAGCAACGGCTGTGTCTCAACACCTGGAATCTTGTTGACCAACTTTCCAAAGATCCCCCGCCCCATCTCAATCTCAGCGAAGTTAAACATTTCAGAAAGCGTTGCCCCTTCATAGGCAGCGCGATATGGGTTGTTCACACGATCTGCAAAAGCCAGCAAGCTGCCAAATGGCATTTGAGTGGCGAAATAGTTTTGAACTCCACGACCCGCCTCATAATCAAAAGTTCCGTCAGCACCAGACCTGACAATTCTCATCAGATCATCCACGCCCGTCAGGAAGCTGGCTTCAAACAAACCAGCCGACATGAGGCCGACGATTTGAGCCATGCTCCTGTCTTGCTCTGTCCGGTCCATATAGCCGGAATACATGCCAAGGTCAGCGATCATCCGCAGCGGCGTTGCAAATGGCTCGCCAAGCTTGCCAAGAGGAAGCCTTGCCCCACCGCCAATGTCAATTGAATAAGGCACGTTGCCTCCCGCCAACCAAGCGTCTTGCGCTGCCTTGGCATTACGTCCAGTGGCCCACTGCCCCGGCCCACCACCTGTGATGGTGCCGTTCATCGCCATGCCATAGACAGTTCCACCCATCAACGTCATGAATGCAATCTGTCCACCAATACGGAAGGTCTCCGCTGGATCATTCAGCAACTGCGTCTGAATCTCATTGAACGTCTTGACAGGGTTTAGTCCCTGCTCAATGGCAATCTTCCCTCCTTTCATCAAAGGGTTAATGCCAAAGCTGTCGCCAATGCCCTGCTTAATGATGTTCGTTGGCGTCGTCACGAAGGGAATGAACGGCTTCAACAAAGGGCGTAGGGGCGTTGAGTTAACGGCTTTGCTAATGCCTTTCGCGACCCTGCTCTCTTCCTGGAACACCGACTGCCGCGCTCGCATCGCAACATCACGGCCTGTTGATCCCTGATTTGCCAGTTGATACTGAACCGCTTTGGCATCAACGTCATCCACTGAAGACGGGTCAAACGCATAACGCTTAGACATCTCACCAGCGTTTACGTCGAACGCCATCTCCATCTCAGCTTCGACGTAACGCTTCAGCGCTTTCTGGTCGGTTGGATCAACGCCATCCAACACCGCACGCCGCACACCATTAGCCGCCACCTCACCACGCAAAGCCATGGTCTTGGCAAATTCATCCATGCCCAGCATCCCCCGAGATGGCAGGCGAACGATCTGACCAACCAAGTCAATCGCTCGATCAATCTCTTCACTAGGGGGCAGCTTGTTTCCAATCACACTGCCTTCTGATCGCCAGTTCTTTGCAGTGATCTGTTGTTGCGTACCCATCAGCAACGACTTCTCTGACTTGGCCGCCTGCCAACCCAAGAGCGCGGCATCCTGAAACGATGCCTGCATTGCCGCAAGCTGAGCACCAGCTTCAGCTGCTGCTGAATTTGCAGCCTTTGTCCATTCAGCACCGCCAATACCTGAAGCAGCAAAGGCCTTGGCAAAACCACCTTGCAGCAGTGGCCGCATCACAACCCAAGCAGCACCAACGGTATTGACCACAAACGTGCTGGGTGAACTCAGCAGGCCGTTAATCCAAACCTCATCCCAGCTGTTCCAACTTGACTTCCAACGACTGGCCATGCCCGCAACATCACGCGGGTCATCAACCATCGAAATCTGCTTCGCTACCTTCTCAACTTTTTGCAGCGCACCAACCAGATCACCACTGTTGATCTGCTTCGCGATCTCATCAAAGCCATTCATATTGGCCGTGATGTTGGCCCGCATCTCCGCAGCTATCTCAGGCGTCCGAGTGGCGTCAGTCGACAGCTTTGAGCTGAACTCCATGTTGTCACCGACGCCACCCTTGGCGATCCTCTTCATCCGCAATGCAGTACCCGCATCAAGGTTCTCAGCAGCGATACGTCGAGCCATGCTGTTGAAGCTCTTCAGCTGATACAAGAACTCAAGTGCTTGAGCAGCTGCTAGCTGACCGTCCTTCTTTTGCATCAAGTAGTTCTGCGCCATCTGCTTGATGCCAGCGCCACGACGCTCCCAATAAATCTCAGACGCAGCAATAACCTGCATCCGCTTGGCCGACTGAAGATCATCAGATCCAGGAATGGCACCTAACACCCTGTTGACATACGACTCAACAGCGGGCACCTGCATACCCATCATGTTTTTGAGGTGGCCAGCCATCCGCTTGGCATTGGCCTTGTCGGTGTTGTTGTAGTCACCGCGGACTTCTTTCTTGGCTGATTCGACAACAGACGCCAACATCTCGTCGTCAGTGGATCCAGCCCTGTTGGCGTACAGCGGATCGTCAACAAATGGTGCGCAGGTTGGGGTAGCCATCAGAAACAGATCTCTCCGTCTTTAAGGAACTTTTGGGACAGAGCAACTGTCTTGTCAACCTCTGCCGCAAGGCGAGCAGCTGGAACAAGTTCAGTCACCTTTTCGTCAACACGCTTGAGGATGTTCCCAAGCACGCGACGTTGAGGGCCGGTGGATTCCTCCATCAGCTGCTGGATGCTTTTGGACATTCCAGCAAGATCGGCCTGGCTTAGATCAAGGTCAGTGCCCTCGATCGGAATACCAAGCTCATTAAGGATCTCTGACTGACGCTGCGTCAATTTCAAAGAACCACGAACCAATGGAGAATCCAGAAGTTCCGTACCAAACGTGCTGCGAATTGGCTGATCTGTTGCTCGATCCGCTAATGCCCTGGCCTTGGCTACATAACCTTTGTACTGCGCTTTCTCGGCAATCTCTGCTCCCTTGCGGGCAGCCTTCAGTGTCGAGTAGGTGTTGCCATCAACTGACTCACCAACGTCGTCCAGGACTTGATACCGGCGATTGCCGATCTTTTCGATCTGATACTTAGGCAAAGCATCGAGATCAAGGTTGAGCATCTCGGCAACAACCTGTCTGTCTGAACCAATGTCGGCATAGGCCGCAATGGCATCAACGTCTATCTGAGCCTGTTCCGCATTCTTTGCACCAGCCTCTTGAACAGCAGCGAGCTGCTCCTGACGACGCGCCTCAACCAACGCTTGATCAGGTGTTGGTTCAGCTCCAGCTTTCGTGGCCTCAAGAACGTTATCGACCTCCCCATCTTCGCCAAGCGTTGACCTACCGATTGGACTGTCATCGAACGCATCACGGGCCCCCATCTTGCCCAGCTCGTCTTGAACTGGTTGAGTCGCAGGGTCAGAACCCTGTTCGAGCATCTTCGTGTTGTAGCGATCAATCTCAGCTGCTTCATCTAATGCCCGGGCTTGCTTGACTGAATACTGATTACGGTCAAAGTCAAACGCCAGCTTGCGGTTGTACGTCAACTCCATCATCTCAGGATTGACTTTTGTCCAACCTTCCCTAAGCCCCCGTTCGATCAAGTAATTATTGGTGACGCTGTCTGAAGCTTCCATCATTCCCAGGCCGTTGTAACGGAGCGGGAATTTCTCCAACATGTCGATTGCATCGACACGGTTGCGAGGCAGCAACTTTGTCGTGGTGTCAACAAGTTCTTGCAGAAACTCAGGTCTTTGCTCTGCAAAACGAGCTTCAACGTATTGCTTGAACCCAGCCCGCATGGTCTGCGGTGTAATCGTCGGCTCAGGTGGCCGCATGACCTGCACGTTGACCGGTTCAATCGGCCCACCTTCTGGGGCCAGCTGGCCACCGGGTGACGGGACAATGTCAGAGACACCAGCATTTACCTCTGCATTGGCTTGCAGTTGCTGGTAGTTCAACAGGTTGGATTGCGTCTCTTCTGCTAGTTGGTTTTGAGCGCGAGCAGTTTCAACCCGATTTAGCTCTATATCTAAAAGGTTTGGGCCGGCTGGAGCGCTGGGGTTAAGCCCTGTCGACAAGGCATTGTCAACAAAAGCTGTCGTTTGCCCAGCACTGGGCAACATTGCAACGGCATCAACTTGCTCGCTGAGCTTTGCCACTGAACCACCAAGGCGTTCACCTTCTTCGTTCAGTGCCTTGACGATCAGCCTCTTCTCAACGTCATCAGCTTTTTGGAAAGCACGGCTGAATCGATAGATCCGGCCAACATCCATCACGCTGCTGATGATCCCGCCAAGCAGCAGGCCATCTGTCATCTGCTTGAACTTGGCCTCTAGGCCTGTGTCGCGAATCGACGTTTGGAGAAACGGAATTGTCGGGAGCCCTGCCTCATCCAAAAAGTCTGTAAACGTCTCATCAAGCATCGGGTTGCCTTCACCCGCAGCGTTAAACGCCACAAAGGCATCCCATGCCAATGCTTCGCCAACAGTTCGCAGTGATGCCTTGCCCTTCGTCAGGCCCTTAGCCGCACGCTCTGTTGACCGCATGGCCGTGGCAAACCGATTGCCATCAACACCAGCATTTACAACGTCCTTATACGTGAGCTTTAGCCAGTCATCAGCGTTGGCGAGCTTGGCTGCTTTGCTAGTTGGCGCACCCTTCTGGATCGCATTCAACGCCGTGGTGGTGGCCTTAGTCGTCTCGCGAGGGGCCTTGATCGCGTCGTCTACTTTGCCAAGCAAATTGCCGGCTTTTGCAAGAGGCTTGCCCACTGCCGGAGCCTTGCCCAGCAATTTCAGCGGCATTATCAATCCCTTTAATGCAAGCTTCGGCAGCGTCAGCAACGCCACGCCCACACGCGCTGTCGTATTAACGAACTGACCAGCTTGTGTTTCTGATCGGAACGTATCTATCCGACCCTTCGTCAGCGGGTTGTCACTGTCATCAAAGACCTTGCTGCCATCAAACCCTTTGCCCTGAATAAGGTTCCCGGTCTGCTGCGCAACATCAACCAAGCCATGGCCCAGGTCGACGTAATCCGTGACCAACGCCCATGCCGGGTTGACGATGCTCTTGGCGAGATCACCAGCAAATTGACCGCCATCCTGTGCAAACAGAGGTCGATCATCACCAGCATTAGCGACGACAGCTTTGGCATTCGCTTGCTGCCGTGCTGCTAGTGCCTCGTTCTGACCCTGAACAGGGTCGTAATACGTTCGCTCAAGCGGATCCGGAGGAGTTGCAACTGCAACATTTGGATCAGCGTCAGCCTCCGGAGCCCCGTCGTAACCAGTACCGACGTACTCAAGCTTGTCTGTTTCTGGGTTGTACTTAAAGTCAGCCATTACATGCGCCTCCGATAGTCATAAACGCCAGCTCTGGAACGCTGGTCCTGAATAAGCCTTTGATAGCTGTTGCCAAATCCACTGGCCTCTAATCGACCAGTCTGTGGGTTGATGAACGAATCGGCTCGCGCTTTAGCGATTGCTTCAACCGTCCAGCCACTCGCTTGCATCTGTGGCAACTTGCCAGCAAAATCACGAGCCGCAGCCGGTGACTGCACTTCCAGATCAAGCATGTTGAACATCACGCGGTTATATCCCTGCGTCCCTGGCTGTAATCCGTAAACAATTAAAAATGGCCGCATTCGTTGCTGAACACCCGTCAGGATTCCCATCCAACGCTGGTCAACCATTCCAGGTGACATGCTGGTGCCACGGCCACCTGAGACTGTCCCGCGATTCCAGTTGCCATCACCTGGATCGCTATGACCGTAGTACGCCTGGGTGTAACCACCAGCAGCCGTGCGAGTCCCTTCTGCCACCCCGACCATCACAAACAACTCGTGCTGATCATTTGAAACAGCAGTTGGCACAGGTCGAACTGGAGTGGATGCCGGGACTTGCGGCATTGGTGGTGTACTAAGGCCTCGTTGGCCTGTTGACCAGGATTGACGCAATGCCTGCAAAGCGTCAGGTGTGTTGTACGACAACTCCTGCGCAGTCGCGGGAGCAGCACCCGTGACCATGTTGAGGAAACCGTTGACATAAGACATGGACTGCGGTCCCAGTCCACCGCCGTTAAACCACCGCTTAACGCCCTCGTAAAGAGGAATATCTGTCTCCTTTCCCGCATCCTTCTGGATGTAGTCAACCGACCTTTCCAGCAGCTCTGACGCTGCCTTTTGTGCAGGCGAAATGTATTTATCTTCGTTTTCATCAACCGGCTGGACCGGAACAGTTTTTGGTATTCGTTGAGAATTGGCGGCAGGCATCCGAGTGCTTCTTTTCTCTGCTTCATCAAGCATGTTTCTTGCAGCGTCTAGCGCTTCTTTCTCTGTGTACTTTTCGTATGAGCCTGTCGTGGGGTTGTATTTCTCAAAATGCTGAATGCTTCTGGCAAGCAATGATTCTTTCTGCCGACCCGTCAAACTATCAAAGCTTTTGCCTGGATTTTCATCTGTCCATGTTTTGTAAACCTCTGGAACTAACGCTTCTTTTGGAATACTGTCCGCACCAAGTCGGTTCCCATTTCTTTGTGCAACTTGAGATAGAACCTCAAAGCTATTATTTGCGAAAGCAACATAAGAACTTTTTGGTGTTTGAGCTTGAACTGATCCAGCACCTGCGCCTTCTCTCTGCTCGCCAACAACCTCCTTCATTGCGTCACGACGAGCTTGCTCAGGATCCCACTTTGTTGGGTCTCGTTGCTGCCATTTCTCGTAATACTTAGCGCGAACTAACTCATCAAATATGGCTCTTTGAGCTTGACCTGTAGCCGTATAATTTCCTCCGTTAGTTGCAGGTGGAACCGGCTTACCAGGCGCAGGTGGACTTTGCGCGTATCCATAAAATTCCGTAAATCTAACGTCCGTATCGTTTCTTTGAATCTGAGCAATTGAGTTGTATTCCTTCCTTGCGGGTTCCAGGGGACTTCCCTGAGGCCCGCCCAGTGAAGCCCTCCTGCCCATCTCTTCTATATCTTTTTTTGTATATGTACCCGGTGGAGCTGTAATCATTTCCTTAAATAGCCCTGTCGCTGTTTCGCGAGTACTGCCACCATCGATATATCTTTCTTCCATTTTAAAGCCAGCTGCAATCATCTCTTGCGTTTCGACTATGTTCTGTGACTGCTTGTATGCCCTGATTAAAACTGAAATATTCGCGGGATCATCAAGCAGTTCAAGATGTGACATGGCGTGATCAAGCATTTCCGAATACTTGCCTTCTTGCTCCAGCTGAAAAAGCTTTAGCTGAAAACGACCTATGACAGCTTTGTCGCTTGCCTTAATAGCTGGAGCTTCATAATCCTCTAGCACCATCCTGATAGTGGTTCCAGCCTGAGTCAAAGGGACATCAAGAATGTCAGTGTTGCCGTTAGCATCCATCAGCGGAGCAACGGTCTGCTCCTTGAGCGTTTGAATCAACTCAAGGCGTTCCTCAGGATCATTTGTCTTTGTAATGGCCTGCTGAATTGAACCAGCAAGTATTTGCGCCTGACGCAGTGGACCAAAGTTTTGCCCAATTTCAGCAACAGTCGCCTCTAAAACTTTGCGAGTTCCAACTGTTGCAGGCTGATCACCCATGGTGTCAGCTGCACTGGCAATACGAAGATCCTTGAATCCTTTGGCAATCGCGACACCACCGGCCTGTATTAAAGCAACCTCATTGAGCTGGGCCTGCTTGTCCATCCGCATTCTGTAGGCCTGGCCAGAGACCACGCCATCCGCCTTGGCAAGGCTGTCTGAATTAACAGCAAGCTGATAAGTCGGGAGCTTGTCTAAACCAACAGCAGTTCTTGCATTAGCTCTTGCTCTTGCCTGGGCCTGCGCCCTTAGCTCGATCTGCTCTGGCGAATCGCCAGGGCTGGTGAGGATTGGCTCTGCCGCATAGGCACCTTCCAATGCCGCTGGATAAGACGCGACTGCTGTGGCAGCGCGAGCTTCAGTGACAAAAGTCTTTGCTCGATTGCTGAGGCTGTTATATGCGTCTTGATATTCCTCCGAGCCGGTCGATGTGATGTCGCCAGAAGGGAAGGCATCAATAACCTTCTGCGCTTCTTTTTGAGCCGACCGGTCAATAGCCGCAGTTATCTGTGGCTGGACGGTATCAGTAAAAAAATTCAGGAAGTCGCCAACAAGCTTGGCGTCTTGCATCTTGTTGCTAAATGCAGTCTGCGGACTGCGGTTGTCACGGTACGTGGCATTGGGCGTGACAGTGCTACCGCTCGGCAAGCTGACTGACGGCTTACTTGTTCGAGTAGAGCCGGGCGTGACATTTACTCGACCAATACCAGGCCGCCCGTAAGAGCTGCTCATTTCTTACCTTTCCCGCCTTTGCTTCCCTTGCATCCCTTGCGCGGCATAATCAAGGTATCAACTATGCCAAGAGTACCCAATGCCACGCGCTTCGGAAGACTTTCTTGGATCAATTCACGCCCTTGTTAGCCAAGAAATTCGCGACATGTTGACAGATGTAGACCCTCGGCAGCGTCGAGAAGGTGTGCAACTGGCGCTAAAATTTCTCAAGGACAACAACATCACTGCTCAGCTAGAAGCATCTGCGCCAATGGCCAACATGGTCAGCAGTTTGCCTAGTGCTGTTGAGCTTGAAAGGCTGATGACCATGACACCCGACTGACACCATGCTCCGTTTTGTTGACTTAGAGCCGGACGAACCTATATCCAGCTCCCGTGATTCTTTGACTCAGCCTGATGGCATTGCTCCAGGGTCAGTCCCATCGCCTGACGCTGCACGCTCATCAGCGCCCAACCGTCCTGATCCTCAATCGACGCCAGCAGTAACTCCTTAGAGCGGTCTCTAGCGCGTGCCTTCTGGTCCAGAGCAGCCTGCTCCTGGAACCACTGAACGGCCATAGCGACCGCGTCGATTCGGTCATCGTGCATCAACGAACCGCGGTCATGCGTTAGCCGGGTGAGCTGATGCACGAATGAATAAGAAGCATCGCGATCGTCCTTGGCGTTCTTCAACAGATCAGCGTCGGCCTGAATGACGTGACGAGCTATTGCAACGCGGTGCGTTTGCATCACCGGAGCCAGAGTGTCAATAATCCGTAGCTCCTTTCGCTGGTTTGATCGGATGGCTTCGACTCGACATTCAGCTCCGACCTTGCGGAGGTACGGCATCAACACCTGCTTGTAGATCTCAAGACCACCAAAGTTCGATTCAACGGCGATCTCGTTCACCCCCCATTTCTTGGCGATCTCCGCAAGCTTTCTCCAGAACTCCTCAGACACGCCCCCGAGCTTGCCGCCGATCTCGCAGATGTAATAGTTCCCGCCCCAGGCCTTGCAGACACACCAAGCGAATTCGTCAGCGCCACCGCCTGATGGGTCCAGGGTCATGACCGTTGGTACTTCATCAACACCAATCAATCCCTCCTGTGCTCTGGGCCGGTAGAAGACTGGATCGTGCGCCATGCCAGCGCAGGGAAGGTCATCAAGGGCAAAGCTCTTGTGTTTCTCGTAGGCCATCACCTCCGGCAAGTACCGGTCGATGTCGATGACCATGAGGTTTGCGCAGCGCAGCGGGTAACGCTCAATGTCCGACAGGGTGGCGTCGAGCATCATTTGCAGCTTGTTCTGCATGTTGCTCATCGACAGCTCGCGCTGAAGCAACTCGTCTTCGCTGAAGCGTGTGTCAGTTGGCCTGCCTTCATCTCCGCCCATCCGCTTCTCAATCAACGGAGCAAGGCAGCCTTTGTATGGCGTCAGGTCCGTGGGCACGCGACTGGGCCACATGCGCATGTCGTAGTTGAGATCGCGATGCAGAGCGAAGTAGATGGAGTCAGTCGCGCTGTGTGGCGTACCCAGATAGACGATCTCCGACTCAGGACCGGGTTTGAGGATCACCTCCATCTCGTTCAGGACGTTGCGCAGCTTCTCCCGTTGCATCTGCGTCAACGCCGTTGCGGTTGTCTCGCAGTCATCAACCAGGATTAGTGATGCACGGGAACCGGTGACCTGGCCCGTGACACCTGCCGCTCGAACTGACGGCGACTGTTCGATGTATTTACAGGTGCCAACGTCAAACGCGATGCGGCTGTAGCGACCGTCATGGCTATCGGGGAGCATGTGCCGGAGCCATGGCACGTCGCCAAGGGTCTTAAGCAACCAAGCGCTCATGGCTTCAGCCCTGGAGAGACTGGCTGAAATGATTAGTACTTTCTCCTCTGGGTCACGCGCCAAGCGCCAGAGGATGTACATCGCGCTAAGTGTGGACTTGCCGCATCCCCGAAACGCTGCGATCACGCGGCGTTTTGGGCCGTTCTCCAGATAGTCCAGGATCTGCATCTGAACTGGCGTGGGGTATTCCGCCATGCTCAGCTCTCGCATCAGCAGGGTTGTGAACTGCGGCAATGAAAGATCTGCTGTCACTTGTCGTCTGTCAACAGTTGCCTAAATTTAAGTTGCTTCGCTACAAGCGCATGTCTCGCCTGTCGATGGACGGGTTCAAGAACTTCTTTCGTTATTGGAACAACGGGATCAAGCAGAACG